AGCAACAGGCTATCCTAGGGATAAAGATTATATTACAATTAATAGAGCAAGTAATGATGGAAATTTTTGGTCTAGATATAATAGATGGTTCCATAGAGAAGTAATAATACAAGCAGCTGAAATCAATGGCACTGAGGTTGATATAGATCAAACTGCAAGAGCTAATAGACCTATTATTGAATTTGAAGCAGGATTGAAACTATATAACTTTGGTACTCGTAATAAAGATGTTATTGATCTAATGGATGACTTTACTACTGATGCATTTAGCACAGTTGAAGGAAGTTTAGGATATAACATTGATGGTGTACAATTGACTGAGGGTATGCGTGTACTATTTTTGAATGATTCTGACCCACTAGTAAAAAGTAGAATTTTTGAAGTAAAGTTTATTAACTTTGCTGGAAGCGGAACTAGCGGTCAAATTACTTTAGTAGAAACAGAAGATTCTATCCCCTTACCAGGAGAGAATGTCCTTGTTACACAAGGTTTAACATACTCTGGAAAAATTTGGTATTACGATGGTACAGATTGGAATTTAACACAAGAAAAAATTGGTGTTAATCAACCTCCGGTGTTTGATGTATTTGATACTAACGATATTAGTTTTAGTAATGCCGCAGCTTATCCTGCAACGTCATTTAGAGGTACTAAAATCTTTAGTTTTAAACAAGGCACCGGAACAAATGATAACGTATTAGGGTTTCCATTAAGTTATAAGAGTATAGAAAATGTTGGTGATATAGTATTTGATTTTGATTATAATATTGACAATTTTCAATACCAAATAAATGATACTGTTTTCGAAACAAAAATTAATTCAGGATTCTTAAGAAAATATACTACCGATACACAATTTGAAGTTGTCGGCATATACACAAAAGCAGATAGAAAAAGCGAACAAAAAGTAGTATTACAGTATATAAATGATGGTACAAAAGTTAATTTTCCAATTAATTGTTTTGACAAAAGTGGCTTATTATACGATTTACTAGTTGAAGTTTATGTTAATAATAATATTCAATACGTAAATACCGACTATGAATTAGTTAAAACAAATGATAATATTTTAAATGTAAGATTTTTATCAAACATTCCAGAAAATGCGTCTATAATTATTAAATGTTCTAGCAAAGAACCAAAAAATAAAAATGGATATTATGAAATAGCAGATAATTTAGAAAAAAATCCTGCAAATGATGATATTTTAACATTTACTTTGGGTGAAGTATCAGATCATGTTTCAAGTATAGTAGGAAACACTCCTACATTTTCTGGTGTATTTCCTGGTGCTAGTAATTTAAGAGATATTGCAAATTTAAGTAAATTTGGTAAGAAGTTTATTAAACATTCGTCACCGTTAAATTTGGCAATGTATAGCTTATTAGATAAAAATAGCAACTTAATCAAATCTTTAAGATTTGCTAGAAAAGAGTATAGTAAATTTAGAAGAACCTTTTTTGAAACAGCAGAAAGTCTAGGGTTTGATGGTCCAGTTAAACAGCATGTAGATGCAATTTTAACTGAAATTACTAAAGATAAAGTTAACACTATGCCATTTTACTTTAGTGATATGGTAGCATACGGATCAGCTATAACAACAAGAATAACTATTGAAGATATTGATTCGCAATTTTTTGCATTAAATACACCTTTTACACTTAGTACTTTGAGTAGACGTGCGGTAACCGTGTACTTAAATGGTGTACAATTAATTCATGAAAGAGATTACACATTTAATTCGGAAGGCTTTTTACAACTTACTGTTGAAAAAGCGTTTGGCGATGTATTAGAAATTAATGAATATGAAACAACTAATGGAACTTATATTCCTCCTACTCCGTCTAAGCTAGGATTATACCCTACATGGGAACCTGAATTATATGTAGATGACACATATGGTATAAAACCAAATATGATACGAGGTCATGATGGTAGCACTGTAAGAGCATTCAACGATTACAGGGATGATCTTTTACTTGAATTAGAAAAGCGCATTTATAATAATATTAAAATTAAGTATGATAATACTTGTCATGACATTAACACATATTTGCCTGGTTTATTTAGAGATACTGCATTTACGAGAGAAGAAGTTTATAAACCTATGACTACTGATTTTATCCAATGGTTATCTTTAGTAGATCAAGATTATACAGAACATAGCTATTTTGATAGACAAAATACCTTTACATTTAACTATTCAGGAATGAAAGATAAAGAAGGTAAAGCATTGCCAGGATGGTGGAGAGGTATTTATAAGCATTATTTTGATACAGATCGTCCGCATACCAATCCTTGGGAAATGCTTGGATTTACAGTCAAACCAATTTGGTGGGAAGAAGTGTATGGGCCTGCTCCTTATACAAATACTAATTCTTTACTTTGGGAAGATTTAGAAGCAGGTATAATACGAAAGCCCGGTGAAGGTTTTAAAATAGACAAATCATATGCCAGACCAGGATTAACTAAATTTATTCCAGTAAACAGTGAAGGTCAATTGTTAGGACCTTCAGATTGTAATGTTCCTAATAGATTTAGCAGTACAAGCATTAGTGAAGATTTCAAATTTGGTGATAATAGTCCTGTTGAAAGCGCCTGGACATCTAGTCCAGAATATCCTTTTGCTTTAATTACTAGCTGGGCTATTAATTCGCCAGTGTCTTTATTAGCAACAGGATTCGATAGATCTAGGCAAGTTAAAAATGTTTTAGGACATATCGTTTATCAACCTAATATGGAATATATTAAATTAAAAGATTTAGTATTTCCAAATACTGCAAAAGATACAACAAACATTTATACAAGTGGATTAGTAAATTATGTCGCAGGATTTATAGCATCTAACTTAGACAACGAGTATGATTTGTATAAATCAAATTTAAGATCTATAAAAAATAATCTCGCTTTTAAGATTGGAGGGTTCACTGATAAAAGTAAATTCAAACTAATTTTAGACAGTCGTACGCCTACAAATGAAGGTAATGTTTTTGTACCTGAAGAAAATTATCAAATTGTTTTTAACACAAGTTCTCCTATTAGAAATATAAATTATAGTGGCGTTATTGTAGAATTAACTGCTAGTGGATTTGTTGTAAGAGGATATGACAAAGAGTCGCCCGCATTTAATTATTATAGTTCTTTAAGTTCTACTAATGATTTAAACGTAAATGTAGGCGGAGTATCAGAGCCATTTTCAAAATGGAATCCAGAGCAGACATTTGCAAAAGGTACAATAGTTCAAAATGATAATAATTATTACAGAGTAATATCTACATTTACTTCTGATAATATATTTAAAACAGAATCTCTAGAACCATTGCCAAGTCTTCCTGTAACAGGAGGCATAAATGCATTATTTAAAAGTAGATTTAATACTTTTAAAGTAGAGACATTACCTTATGGTTCAGTACTTAATACAGTACAAGATGTTGTTGATTTCTTGTTAGGCTATCAAAAATGGCTAGAAACTCAAGGATTTAGATTTGAATATTACGACGGTACTGAGAAAATAATTTCAGACTTTAAAAATTCTGCAAGAGAATTTATGTTTTGGAATTCACAGAATTGGTCAAACGGTGCTGTCATATCTTTAAGTCCAGCAGCAGATCAAGTTTATTTTGAATCTAATTATGAAATTGTTGACAATGTGTTTGATAGTTTTTATGGATATAGTTTAATAAAATCTGATGGAAATAAGTTATTTGAAGATTTTATTAAAGTAAGTAGACAAGAAGAAAATGTATTTAAGTTAGAACCTAAGAACACAGCAGACGGTGTATATGCTATTAAAATACCTGTAGTTCAAAAAGAACATGTGGTGATTATTGATAATACAAGTGTGTTTGGTGATATAATATATCAGCCTGCTACAGGTTACAGACAAGAAAGATTAAAAGTTTTTGGATATAGAACTGCTGACTGGAACGGTGGCTTAGATATTCCTGGGTTCTTATACTCTGAAATTAAAATAAAAGAATGGGAGCAATGGAAAGACTATTCAGTCGGCGACATTGTAAATTACAAAGAGTTTTATTATACAGCAAAAAATAAAATACCAGGTGCAGAATATTTTGTATATAGTGATTGGACACGTTTAGAAGACATTCCGGAAAGTGGACTAATTACTAATTTTGAATACAAAACAAATCAATTTGCCGATTTTTATGATTTAGATACTGATAACTTCGATATTGATCAGCAAAAACTTGCACAACATTTGATAGGCTATCAAAAGCGTAAATATCTTGAAAATATTATTAACGATGAAGTTAGTCAATATAAATTTTATCAAGGCATGATACAAGAAAAAGGATCAAAAAATAGCTTAGATAAATTATTTGATGTTTTAAGTGCTGCTGATAAAGAAAGTTTAGATTTTTATGAAGAATGGGCAGTGAAGCAGGGCCAATATGGTGCTTCTGAGGGCTATGAAGAATTAGAATTTAGATTAGATGAGAAAAAATTAAGAATAAATCCTCAACCTATTGAACTTACAAATGTAGATACAGAAACTACAGACTTAATCTATAGAATTAAAGATTTTGAAGTTTTTAGAAAGCCTAAAAACTATTCTAATAATGCATTTCCTGTGTTAAACGAATATCAGCAGTTTACAAGATCACCGGGATATGTATTTGGTGGAGATGTTAAACATTCGTTGGCAGAATATTATGATATATTAAATTTAAGTGTTAATGATGTTGATAATTTAGATTACATATGGATAGGCAGTAAAAATAACTCTTGGGATGTCCTACAACAAAACATTGTTGCAGCTAATGTAACAAGAATAGAAACTACGCCTACAAAGGTAGTCGAAAGTGATGCTCCGTATCAACTTAAATTTACTTTAGATAAAGGATCAGTTGATATTAAAGAAGGCGATATTATTGGAATACGCGATGTTGTTTCTGTTAATGATATTGCAGATGATTCATCAGATTATCCTATTAATAAACAAGATAAGCAAATATTTTCTGGATTTTTCAAAGTTGTATTAAAAGAATTAAATGTATTATATGTTGACTCCCAGGAAGAGCAAGAGCTTATACCATCTTGCATAGGATTAGTAACCGACTTTTCAAGTGTTAGAGCAGCCAATTATAAAGAAGCAAATGAAATTGCACAAAGAAGTCTTATCAGAAGTGGAAACAAACTTTGGGTAGATAACGTAGATCAAAATTGGCAAGTTTTACAAAATGAACAAAGTTTTGGATTATTACAACAAGTACCAGCAGAGGAAGCTGGAGAAAACAATAATTTTGCAAGTTCAATTGCAATTGATGGTAAAAACACAACTCTTGCAATAGCAAGTCCAACAGCAGGATTAGATGGCAAAGTTTTTGTTTATACACGAGGTGGCAATAATCAAAATTGGCAATTTAGTTCAATACTAGAAACAACAGCAGCTATAAGTGATTTAGCTAAAGGCTTTGGAAAAAGCATGGCGTTTAGTTTAGACGGAAAATATCTAATAATTGGTTCACCAGATGCTAGTAATATTGTAAGTCGTTACAAAGGTGAATATCAAGAATCAGCTGATTATCAAAACGGTGAGATTGTAAAATATTTAGATCAATTATGGGAAGTAGTTGTTGATATTAGGGGTGCTGATCCTGCAGGTGAATTTGGTAGTTTCGGTTCTGTTGCTGAAGTACTAGATAAAAATAGTATTCTTAATAATGAAGTTGCTTTTAATAATATTGTTACAGGCAACTATCCATTTACAGACGTTGAAACAGATCATGTTTTGATTAGAGCATTTACTGATCAATATGAATCAACTAGAGAAGGCGATGTAGTTTACTTTGACTGGTATGCAAATACTACACTAAACCAGTTTCAAACACCTGATGTAGCTAGAGCACCTTTTGATGGTGCTATTCCTGTATTAAGCGAATCATTTATAGAAAGCGGTTTAACAATTCAAAAGAAAATTGATGTAATCTTATATGTCAATAGTATTACAAACATTCCAGATCTACTTCAACAAGTTGAAACTCAAGGTGCTTTTGGATATGTGTCTTATGTATATGAAGATGAAGGCAGAGCAACAATTTATATACAAGAAACATCAGGAAGTTGGCCTTCTTCAGGATCATTGTTCTTTGAAAGTGGTGAATTTGTAGGTGAATATGTAAGAGAAGCACCAATAGAAACTATAGATACATCAGAAGACTTGGGCGGCTATTGGTGGTTTAATACTCCGTCAAGTTATAATGTAGATTCTGTAAATTCTGATCAAGGTAGAGCTTTGGCGGTTAATAATGTAGTACCTCAAGGACAGCCAGACAGCGGCGCAGCTGGAGGTAATATTTTTGATTTAAATAACAATGTTACTAATATAGGTGACAATGCAATTAATAGTTACTTTAGAACATTAGTATATCAAGGTACTCCGGGTCCTGGTGGAAATCTAGATATTATACCTAGCGATTTGTTTGTAGTAAGAGGCCCAAAAGATTTGACAGATCAACTCACTCCAGGAGACGAGGTTGGTTTAACTTTCTTTAGATTTCCAAATAATGACACTGGTCAATACACTGACATTACAGTTACAGGTGTTACTTATGAACAAGTTAACAAAAAACATTCTTTAGTAGATGTTTGGGATGGTTACATAGATTTTGATTTAGACGAAGAAGATCCTAATACATTTTTACCTTTAGAACCAAAAGTTGGACAATTTGTGAGAGATTCAGGAACTAATGCTACAGCAAGAGTTGAGTTCTTCCAAAAATTTAACAACAGTAGAGCTAGAGCATATGTTTCGCAAGTAAGTGGGCAGTGGACATTTATAAACAATGTTAGCACTTTGATAATGTTAGGTATTCCGACAGATCCTAACCCTATATATCAATCAAATCAACCAATTGGTAATATCAGAGCAACATCATTAGGATCTACAAGTTTAAATATTGGAGGTTTGTGTGTATTTAGATTGGATGCTGAAATTGAAGACTTACCTGTACAAGACACAGTAGTAGGTGCAGAATATATAATCTATAAAGATTTTACAATTTTAGGTTTACCTACACTTCCAAATATACCCGCAGCAAATAATCTAGATTATAGACAAATTTTTAAAATTGCTGTTGATCCTAATGAAGGTGTTTCTAACGGAATAAGCAATCTTGGGTATTTTAGTGTTTACGTCAAAGAAAATGTATCATCCTTTACGCCTGTAAATTCATTTATTGTTCCAGATCAAATAAATGGGTTGCGTGTAGGCAGCAACATTAAGATAGCAAAAAGAAATGAGTTATACAAAGCATTTATAGGTGCATCTGGAAATGGAACTACTGGTAATCCAGGTAGAATTTATGTAATTAATAATGGTGTAGACGATGAAGGTATTTCGTATAATTGGGAATTATCTAAAGATAAAAGATATCAAGGTGTTTTTAGTCAAACTAGAGATTATTTTGTAGATGATATTGTATATTTTGAAGGAAAGTTCTATAAAGCGTTAACTAACATTGCAGGCGATGGATCTATTTTCATTCCTCTAGAATGGGAATTAGTTACTAATGATCAAATTAGAAGTATAGACTATTTAGGTTATTTGCCTAACGACACCGGCAACTACGTTGAAAATGAAGACTATAAAGGATTCTTTAGTCTTGATAACAATTATACTGTAGGAGAAATTGTCCAATACGCAAATGGCGATTTTTATAAAGCATTAAGATCAATTCCTACTAATTATCTTGGATTTGTAGATAATAATGGAGTAATAGAGGTTCCTGAAGGAGATTGGGAACTAATTGATTTTATACCAGGTGGTGATTCTAATACTTCTTTGGATCAAAATAATTTAATTCAGTTTGGTAAAGAATTTGACGTAAGTGATAATGCAGAAGTTTTAATAACAACTGCCGAATACAACACAGGTGTAACGAAAGTTGCAATATACAGAAATGTAAATGACAACTATCAAAAAACACAAGAGCTTATATCACCTCTAGTTAATGACAGCAATATTGATTTTGCAAGATCAATAAGCATAAGTCAAGATGGAAAAATGATAGCTGTAGGCGCTCCTGGTGCAGATGATAGTACCTTAGGTGAAGATATAGGTTATGTATTTGTATATGAACAAGTAAATGGTTCTTACATATTAACACAAACATTAGAAAGTGCTAATCCTGTTAAAGGAGAAGGCTACGGTAGGAAAATTGAATTTGATGGAAATACATTGTATGTAAGTGCATTTAATGCATCGAGTGATGATATTACTACATTTGACAACAACGGAACAATTTTTGATAATGATTTTACCTACTTTAGAAATGAAATTGCAAATAATGGTGTTGTATATGTGTATGATAGAATTAATACTTCTCTAGTATTTGGTCAAACATTAGATTATCACACTTATATAGATAGAAGTGTTGCTGAATCTGACTACTTTGGAAGAAATATTGCTGCAAGGAAAAATCATTTGTACGTAGCACTTCCTGATTATTTAAATCAAGATGGAAAAGTTGGAACACTCTTAGATTATAGAAAAAATGACAATACAAAAATATGGAATGTTGTTAGAGATTTTACTCCTCCAGCAGATCTATCTAAAATTAAAAAGATAATGTTATATGATTTAAATAAAAATCAAATTATCCAACAGTTAGATTATATAGATCCTGTACAAGGCAAAATTGCTGGTCCAGCGGACGAAGAAATAAGATATAAAACAGCAGTAGATCCTGCTGTATATACTAACGGAACATCTAACGTTGTTGTACAAGAAACAAATAGTTGGGGAAGCGAAAATGTTGGATCTGTTTGGTGGGATTTAACAAATGCCAAATTTGTAAATGTTTATCAAGGTAATTTAATTTACAGAAGTAATAATTTTAATCAACTTGCACCCGGAGGATCAATTGATGTATACGAATGGGTAGAAAGTAAGTATACTCCAGCTCAATGGGACGAATTTTCAGGATCTAATAGAGGGGAAAGCCTTGGTATAAGTGGTACTTCAAAGTACGGACAAAATGGTTATAGTTTAAGAAGAGTATATGATAATATATCAAAAACTTTTACTAACTATTATTATTACTGGGTAAAAAATAAAATTACAATTCCTAATATAGATACTAGATCTATAAGTGTAGATACTGTAGCAAACTTAATAGAAGACCCATCTGGACAAGGATATAAGTTTATATCTATATTTGATAGTAACACGTTTGCGTTACATAATTGTAATAGTTTAATAAAAGATACAGATACTGTTTTAAACATTCAATATTGGACATACGCTAACGAATTAAGTAACATACATAATCAATATCAAATTATAACTGAAGGATTGGGATCAAGCGTTCCTTATGCTGATATAACACGTAAGCTAACAGATAGTTTAGTTGGCTTTGATGAGCAAAGTCGACCTGTGCCTGATTATAATTTATCTCCTAAAGACAAGTACGGCATTCTTAATACTCCAAGACAGAGCATGTTTGTTAACAGAACAGAAGCACTAAAACAAGTAATTGAAAGAGTTAATTCAGTCTGCAAACAAACTCTAATAGTTGATGAAAAGAATATATCAAATCTATTAGTAAGTGATCCTGCACCTAGTATTATTACAGGATTATATGATGAAGTTGTTGATACTTATACTGATTTAACATTTGTTGGAGTTATACGTGCTGAGACAGCAATACTTACACCAGTAGTTATTGACGGTAAAATTGATAGAGTTACTATTGATAATCCAGGCAGAGGATATAGAGTACCTCCTACATATAAAATTAAAGGACAAGGTTCTGATGCAGAACTTGTATTTACAATTGATAACTTAGGACAAATTAATTCAGTAACAGTAAAAAATCAGGGTGCAAACTATAACAGTGACACAACTATAGAAGTACGCCCATTTACTGCACTAGTTAGAGCAGATGAAAAAATTAATGGAAAATGGTCCATTCATGAAAAATCCGGTAACAGTTGGCTTAGAATAGGAAGTCAATCATACAATGTTGGTTTATATTGGGATTATATCGATTGGTATGCAGACGGGTATGATGAATATACAGAGATTGATTTTGTAATTGACTTGTCTTATAGTTTACAAGGACTAAATGATAATTTAGGTGATGTTATCAAAATTTTAAACGTAGGTGGCGAAGGTTGGTTACTTTTAGAAAAAATTGATGAACAAGATACTACTGACTATACTGCAAATTATAAAACTATCGGCAAGCAAAATGGAACAATAAAATTTAAAGAAACTTTGTATAATTATAATAGTGGATCAATAGGATTTGATAATCAATCGTTTGATACACAATTCTTTGATTTACAGCCTATTGCAGAAACTAGAATAATTCTAAATGAATTAAAAGATAATATTTTTGTTAATGATCTAGAAGACGAATATAATAAATTATTCTTTGTTTGCTTAAGATATGCATTTTCAGAACAAGGTTATATAGATTGGGCATTTAAAACAAGTTTTGTAAAAGCTCAACATAACGTTGGAGAACTAAGTCAAAAACCAACATTTAAAAACGACAGTCTTGCAAGTTATGAAGATTATATTAATGAGGTTAAACCTTATAAATCTAAAGTTAGAGAATATATTTCAAACTATACTAAAATTGATAATACTTCTACTGTTGTTACAGACTTTGACAGCCCTCCGAGATTTAATGCAGAATCACAACGTATTACGCCTAATGATGTAAAAGTTGTTGACGGAGTGTTGTTTGGACTAGGTATAACCGATATACAAGATCAGAATTGGTTAGAAAATGTATCTTATAAAGTTACTAGTATTAATATTTCTAATCCTGGTAAAGGATATTTAAGTGCTCCTCAAATTATAATTGACGGAAATGCAACTGCTCAAGCATCCTTAGGCCCTAATGGCGTAATTTCCAACGTAGTTGTAACAAATCCAGGCAGTGGGTATTTGTCAAAACCAGACATTACTATAAATGGCTCACTAAGTGATGATGGAGAACCTGCTATACTCGATGCAGTAATAGGTGATACTAATATAAGATCTATGCATACAATTGTAAAGTTTGATAGAACAAGCGGTAATTTCTTTATTACACAATTAAGTGAGCAAGAGACATTTGCTGGTACAGGATCTAGAACGGATTTTGATCTTAAATGGCCTATGGATATGAGAACTAACACTATAGAAGTATTAGTTGATGGAGAATTAGTACTTAACAGTAATTACGAGTTTGACAACTATTTAGATCCTACTAATACCGAATATGACAAATACTACGGAAGAGTTAGTTTCATTGATCCTCCTTTAAATAATACAGTTATTCAGGTAAATTATCAAAAATCTATAAAATTACTTGACGCACAAGATAGAATCAATTTGTTTTACAATCCTACAGACGGACAAATTGGTAAAGATATTTCTCAGTTAATGGACGGTGTTGACTATGGCGGTGTTCAAGTTAAGAGTTTTGACTTTGGAGGACCTACAGGTTGGGATAATGATTCTTGGTATTCGGGTAATTGGGATCTGTTTGATGAAACTTATGATGATGAAATTTTTACTACAGACGGTTCTACATTAGTTTTTAATCTAACAAAGCCATTAGAAGACGGAGTTACTTACAACGTATACGTTAACGGAATTAGAGTTGACGATAACGACTATGACGGAACAACCTCAGTTACTAATCCATATGCTATTATGGAACCTGTAACAGGTGACGGAGTAACAGATGTTTTTACATTTGAAAACGAAGTTGAATATAGAAGAATTATAAATGAAATAGATAGTTCAGGTGAAGATAATCCACCACCTGTAACTATTACTTTAAGAAGAGCTACTTCGGACGGTAGCATTAAAATTAACGAAGAAAGTTATGATACTGCTCTTACGGGTGGTGATCTAGCATATACAACTGCTAGAGGAATTTCAGCAGAAGATATTACAGTAGATGGTGATGGATTTGTTACACCTATTACATCTAAAGGTCCTGAAGAGGTTGTTCCGGGACAACTAATGGATACTTTAGATATTACTGTTTACGAAAGACCAAATAGCGGGTCTAGTTACATAGAAACTAACAGTTATGTTGGTAATGGAACCAATACAAGATTTAAGTTAGTACAAAAACCTTTTGCAGATAATAATGTAATTGCTAAAGTTGATTATCTAATCAAAAGATTAAACTTTGATTATGAGATTGATTATGCTACAGATGAAATTGTATTCAATGTTGCACCAGAGAACGGATCATCAGTAGTAATAACTTCATCGGGATTAGGTGGAGAGAATATTCTAGATTACGGTGAATTTAGTACTGATGGATTAATACAAGAATACACAACTGGTGTTGATTATGCTGATGACCTAACAGCTTATGTTACTCTTAATGGTAAAGAATTAGCATTTGAATTATTAGAAAACGATAATGGCAAGACAGTTATAAAATTTGTAACTCCGCTAGAAGCTAATAGATTAGCACAATGGGGTATATTTACTGGAGATGTTGAAACATTTAGTAAAGTGTCTATCGACACAATTATAGCAGATGGAAGTTCAACAGCATTCGAGTTATCTAGAACTCCGTTTGCACAACAACCTACTTCATATTACACAATAGTTACAGCTACAACAACTGAAGGTTATGTTCCAGCAGTTCCAGCAGTTCCTGGAGGAGTTGCCGATCCAGAATACAACAATGGTGCAATTAGTAATGTTGTTGGCGACGGTAGTGATTTCTTCAAGCGCGAAGTTACAACCAACGGTGTACGAATTATGGGTGCTGGCACAGTAGGTGGACAAACAGCAGTTCCAGATGCGTGGTTAGAAAAAGTAGCACGTATGTTTGAATTATTTACTGATGTAAATGGAGCAGGCATTAATGAATCATATCAAAGAGCGTTAATTAAAACACTTAGTGGTGATGCAGGAACTTATCACGCAGGCTTACCGACTATACAAAGAGTAGCAAGAGGTGCAGGAGCAGATTACTCTCCAAACTTCCTAACTGACCAAGGTGTTATTGATTGGAACCTAACTCCATTGTTTGATACTCACGTACAAAATGACATGGTGTGGTACCTAAACTCAACTGGTGACGGCTATGGCGACGGTGATCGAGACGCACAAGAAGTTATTGAACACGTATTCCACACACTACACATGCACGGTTTACCTGCAGACGATATAAAACTATATCAGTTCTTAGCCGCTGATTGGCAGTCAGGTGATTTGTATGCGGCAATGGAAGAAGCATACGATGCTGGCAAGTGGGATCCATCAGGTTACCAAGCAAATCCAGATGATTGGAAAACAATCGCAGATGCGTTTGAAGTAGCCGCAAAAGAATACTTGTATCTACTAAACTTTGCTATGTTTGAATACACAGAATTATGGCCCGACGGTGGAAGTCTTGCTCCAGAGTGGTCAGACGATATGCGTACCCAAGCAGGCATTCTAGCAAATAACCCATTAGGTTATGCGTTCCACAACACATACATTGCACCAGTAATTAGTAAACCATCACTTGCAACAATTAGAAGCATATTCCAAGATGGCAATACACCAGCACAGGACAATCCAGCACTAGCAGGTGCGTCAGGATATGTTGTTGATGTTGCAGGCGAAGGATCACCAGCTATACCAGAAGTACCTGGAACAACTGTTGAGCGTGTACTAGATGCAGGTTACAGTGAAGCATTTACAGTTATTGAAGATGTTTTAGAATACAAGATGAAAGTTTGGCAAATTCCTGTAGGTACTGTTGAAGGTGTAGAAATTAAAGTATTTTTAAATGATAGAGAATTAGAATTCTTGCAAGAATGGACTTACGAAGGAGCTGCATCTTTTAATCCTAATATAACCCCTGATGCTCAGGAAGGTAGTACAATTATACTTAATGCCGGCGTAGCGAATCCGGGAGATGAACTTAAAGTGTTTATCCTAAGTAGTGGAGAATATAGATTTGGATACTTTGATAGTTCTACAGAATTTGTAGATACTAGCGGTAAGCAAGTTCCAGCATTGCTCACTCCAACTATTACTGATGGAGTAATTACAGCGGTAGAAATTACAAACGCTGGTAGAGGTTACACTAGTGAATCAGTTGTTGTTGCTTCCGGACTAGGCGAAGACGCAGAATTTAATATAACAGTAGACGAAGTAGGCAGCATTACAGGTGTTAATATTTTAAACGGTGGTCGAGATTATACAAGTGCAACAGTGTTGAATATAGAAATTGTACCGTTACCAACTGTAATTTATTTTGATGAAACATTTAACGAAGATACAATTATTAAGGTCTATCAATTTACTAATCACGATGGGTTAGGAATAGAACGTGAGAAATATGATGTAGTTGAACGCACTCAGATGACTGTAGGAACACAGGGATATAATGATTTTAGACAGTTAAAGAATAGTATATTAGAACTTAGAAAGACAGCTCTTAGTGTTGACTTTGTTTGGGTAAATGTAAATGGTAAATGGTTAACTCCAACTGCTGATTATATTTTATTAGAAGATAAAAAGACACTAAAATTTATTACAAAATTGAATGATTATGACACAGTTGATATTGTTCATTTTGCAGCACCTCCTATATCAAACAAACTAGGATGGCGTCAGTTTAAAGACATGCTTAATGAAACAGTATATTTTAGATTAAGTGCTCAAGATGAATATGAACTAGCAGAAGATTTAAATTGGTATGATAGATCAATTACAGTTGTAGGGACTGGAGACAACTTACCATCTCCAGAGCCAGGAAGTCGTAATCCAGGAGTATTGTTTATTAAAGGCGAAAGGATAGAGTACTTCCGTAAAGAAGGTAATGTGTTAAAACAGCTTCGTAGAGGTACGGCAGGTACAGGTATTAGAGATGTTTATCCTCAAGGTACATTATTTTATAATCAAAGCACTGATAGTATTGTACCATACAATGATAATGAAGAAAGATTTACTGTACAAAGCGGCACATATGTAAATATGCAGAGCCTATACCCTAATGATAGTATTGATATTACTGTTACTGGTATTACGTATAGTTTTAATAATAACACAGCATTTCCTGTGAGAGTACCCGGAGTGTATGACCAAGTAGCAACTATAACAGGTACAGGATTTAGACCAGGTGTGCAAGTTATAATGCAAGATGCAAATGGCGAAGCTAGACAGTTAGAAAAAGTTTCAAGTACGGATACTGAAATACAGTTTTATACTGAAACAATGCCCGTTGGTGCTTATGATTTAGTAATTTACAATCCTAGAGAAGAAGTACCTGCATTAAGAGCAGCTACAAGTTTAGTGTTAACCAAGTTTTTGCCATATGTACAAATATTACTGCCATATAACCCTGAAGCATTTACAGATGTAGTGCAAAACCCAACAGAAACCGGTGAATGGTACAAAAAACCATTTGACGAACTAGGCATACCAGATGAATATTGGCAAGCTCTTAATTTAGAAATCTTTGCTAACGGCAGAAGATTGCGTAAAGCACCAATTAAACTATATGACGTTACAAAAGGACAATTTAGTCCAGATGGTGACATTGATATTGAGGCAGAATATGCTGTAAACAAAAACGAAGGCGGATATGTGCGTTTAACAACACCACCGGAGCCTAATACAACACTTACTATTGTAAGAAAATTAGGAAATGATTGGCGAGAAATTGAATCTACTAGTCCTCTAGTGTTCAAACCATTAGGAATAAGCAATACAAAAGTAGCAACTTTCTTACGTGGAAGGACAATTAATTTACCGCGATAAATACATTGACAGGAATTAAAAATGGCTGATAATTTTTTAGATACACAAGGAATATTGTTACAAGGACATATCAAAATACATGATCCAGAATCTGGTGAAATTTTGATTGATAAGCGTAACGCTATCCATTACGAGAATATGAGTATTGCGCTTGCAGAAAGTTTAAGTAATGCAGGTCAAGGATGGATTAATGATATGGCGTTTGGCAACGGTGGAACAAGTGTTGATCCAACAGGCGTAATTACATATCTAACACCTAACTCAACTGGTACAAACGCAAGTTTGTACAATCAAACTTATACTAAAGTTGTTGATGATAGAAGTGTTAATAATCTAGACCCTGCCAGAAACAAAACTGAAGTTAGGCATTTAAGTGGTACTAATTATACAGATATATTAGTAACATGTTTGCTTGATTATGGAGAACCTAACGGTCAGGATGCGTTTGACACTTCATCTAACACTGACGGCCTCTATGTTTTTGACGAACTAGGATTAGTAGGTTATTCAGCTGATGGTAATGGTAGATTATTGACACATGTTATATTCCATCCAGTACAAAAAAGTTTAAACAGACTTATTCAAATTGATTATACTGTAAGAATACAGAGCTTAACTGGTTTTAACGAGGGGTAATAAATGGCTTATACAATAAGTTTTACAGATACAACAAAACCAGATAGTACTATTACTGTTGAAGATAGTACAATTAACACAGATACTAGTTTAAGATTACCAGGTAGAAATTCAACAGCATATGGTGCAGTTATTGCTGAAAACTTTTTGCATCTTTTAGAAAATTTTGCAAATAGTCAAGAACCAACTGCACCTGTAGAAGGACAACTTTGGTACGATACTACTGCTCCTGAAACATTAAGAATCTATAATGGTACAAATTGGATTGCAGCAAGTGGTATAACTAAATCTATTAGTAATCCAACTTCTCCTATTATCGGAGATTTATGGGTTGACACAGATAACCAACAGTTATACTTATGGACAGGCGGTGGCTGGATCTTAGTAGGTCCTCAATTTAGTGAAGGTCTTGCAACAGGCGTAAGAGCAAATCAAATTATTGGACAAGATAATGAGTTATACACAGTTCTGTTAGTTGAAGTAGCAGGATCAACTGTTGGTATTATTTCAGGATCAGATACGCCATTTACACCAAAAACTGCTATTGCAGGATTTAGTATAATAAATCCAGGATTTAACGTCATTTCAAGAGACACCGACTCAGACGGTTTAAGTAATTTTAAATTCTTCGGTACTGCTGAAAAAGCAGAAAGTTTAATTGTTAATAATAAGATAATACCTGCAGGAGACTTTTTAAGAGGTGATACAACAAGTACAACAGACTTTCCTCTCAATGTTCAAAATAACCAAGGTATTAGTTACGGTATTAATGGCGAATTAACAGTAGGTGTTGAAGGTACTGCTGGTATAATACAACATAATATTGGCGGTTCTAATATTGATATTAGAGTTAGGAATCAAAATTTAAGTAAAACAGTTATACGTGTTGATTCAAATTTACGTGTCGGTGTTAATACAGAAGCACCTGAACAAGCATTAGATGTAGTTGGGTCAATTCAATCTAGTGAAAATTTATTTGTAAATGGGCTTTCTCAAAGCACTACTATTAATAATGGTGCAATGATAGTAAGAGGCGGCGCCGCAATAAAGAAAAATTTAAATATAGGCGGAGAAACTAAATTAAACAGCCTCACAACTACAAGCAACATTGTCCCTGATGATACAAACTTAAGAGATATAGGTGCAGCAGCAAACAAATATAGAAATGTATATGCAAGTACATTTATCGGGAGTTTTAGCGGAAATGTTACAGGTTCAGTAACGGGTAGATCTACAGAAACAGATAAGTTAACTTCTAGAACTACATTTATTATGACAGGTGATGTTGTTACAGATACTCCTGTAGAATATGACGGTACTTTCCAAGATCCAAATTTTGATAATGGTGTTGATTCTGATGGAAACCCTTTACCACAAGGTGAACTTCCACTACAAAAGAAATTTATTACAAGTATTTCTAATAACTTTATTGCAGGCAAGCCTCTAGAAGATGAAGTTGCTAACAATGATTTACTATTATTCAATGATATAGAAGGTGCAACACCAGGTCTAAAGAGTGTTACAAAATCAGATTTATTAAAAACAATCCCAAGACAACCTGCAGGTATAATTTTACCATATGCAGGCGATGCTGCTCCTGCTGATTGGCTATTATGTGATGGTAGAGAAATCGAAATTGATTCTTGGAGACCTTTGTTTAATGTAATAGGATTTAAATTTAAGCCTCAGTCACAGGTCCAACAAGGATTTTTTGCTTTACCTGATATGCGAGGTAGAATGCCTTTAGGTGCAGACGACATGGGCACTTCAGCTGGCTCAGCTAATGTTGTTACTGCTGCATCGGCAGACGTAGTTGGTTCTAAAGATGGTGCAGAAAGTAAATTAATAGGTATTACGCAAATACCAGATCACGAACATGATTTGCAAGATGACGATAACAACCAGTTTTATGTGTATCAAGATAGATTAGATCCAACAACAGACCAAGATGTTGAACAAACACAAGGTCCAGATGCAGCTGGTACTGCTCAAAGACTTGACAATAGTGGAGGTATTGCTGGAAGAAACAATACACCACAAACTGAATTTAATGTTATGCCACCAACTATAACATTAAACTATATTATTTTTAGTGGAAGAGAGTAATGAGTTATAAGATTAATAAAACTAATGGCGAACTACTAGTTGACTTGGTAGATGGACAGATAGATACAATATCTACTGATATAACTCTAGTAGGTCGTAATTATAAAGGTTTTGGCGAATCTGTTAATGAAAACTTCATAAGATTATTAGAAAATTTTGCAAGAACAAGTGCTCCAACATCGCCATTAGTAGGACAACTATGGTATGACACAGCTGAAGAAAGATTAAAAATTTATACGGGTGAAACATTTAGAGCAGCATCTGGTGCAATTGTAAGCCAAACTCAGCCAAATCTTACTGCTGGAGATCTATGGATAGATAGTTTTAATAACAAATTATATTTCTTTGATGGTACAGATATTGTATTAGTCGGACCGCAGTATAATGCTGCTCAAGGCAGAACAAGCGTAGAAGCTGCAACATTGATTGATACAACGGGTCAAGATAAAACTGTTTTGTTTATGTATATAGGTGGATTACTTACAGGTATTTATTCAAGAGCTGAATTTAGACCGGCTCAAACTATTACTGGCTTTCCTATTGATCCTACCGATACTAATATTCCAAAAAGACAACTTATAAAACCTGGTTTCAATCCTGTAGATTCTAAATTTTTATGGCAAGGTGCAGCACTTAGTACACAATCATTGATTAATGAAGGTGGCGAAGTTTTCACTGAAGCAAACTTTATGAAAACTGATAGAAATACTTCAACACTAGGTAGTATTTCTGTAAGAAATAAAGATGGTATTACTGTAGGTGTTAGTGATACAGTGTATGCTCAGTGGAGAATAACTAATGACTTAGTTACTGCTATTGAAACACAGCAAACTAATAAAGATTTCGCACTTAGAGTAAAACGCGGTAATACATTTGATGATGCTGTTTATATAGATACAGATTTGAAAAGAGTAGGGATTTATACTAGGACACCAAGCATAGGTCTAGATGTAAATTCGTCTGCAAAAGTTAATGGTGATTTTACTGTTACAGGAAGTTTAACTGTTCAAGGTGACTCGTTATTTTTAAACACTGAAACATTGCAAGTAGAAGATAAAAATATAGAACTAGCAACTGTAGATGGCGTAGCAGCAGGAAATGATACTGTAGCAGACGGCGGTGGCTTTACTCTAAAATCAACAGACGGTGATAAAACATTTGTTTGGATAGACGCAACAGATTCGTGGACTTCAAGTGAGCATTTAGATATAGCTTCAGGGAAAAGTTATAAAATTAATGGCAATATAGTGTTATCTGCAAACAGATTAGATAATAGTATTTTATATGCAGAAGGACTTATTAGTGTTGGTACACTACAAGAATTACAAGTAGATGATATTAATATAAACGAAGATACAATAACATCTGGTGTTCCACTTAATATTACTAGCGGTGGTACAATTACAATTAATGATAAATCAATTGCTGGAGTAGCTACTCCGATAAGTGCTAGAGCATCAGCAGCAGGCGCCGGATCTGAAAGTGATGGTAACGATGTTGCAACCAAAGAATATGTAGATGTAGAAATTAAAGCAGAGCCTGTAGTTTTAACTGTTGATACTACTGGCTTTACTAGTCCATCAGCTGATTTTGCTGTAAGTGGTGGACCATATACAGATGTAAAAGGTGTGTTAGACTTTTTATATCCAGCAAACCAAAAAACTGAAGGAACAATTGCAAGAATCTTTTGTACTTCATATGCAAATGCAACGGTTACAGGTATTGAAATTGATCAACTTGTAGACGATCCTAATAATCCAGGCGGACCACAAATTAGTGCAGTTGACAAGAGCTTTATAAGTGTAGATAAAGATAATGTTTCAAGTACTGAATCAGTTTTACAGGACGTAGACTTTTTACCAGTTAGTGCTTCTGCACAGTTACAGCCTACTCGTGGTAAAATGATATTTGAAGTGAGTGGAGGAGCATGGGTTTGGAACAGCACAACAGTAGTTACTTAGAACTGATAAATACTAAGTCGTAATAGGGGTTAAAGAATGGCTTATACAATAGACACATATAGTAATAGTAGATCGTGGAAAATTGAAGACGGTACTATTGATCAAACAACAGATCTCAAGCTGGTAGGTAAAAACTATGCTGGCTACGGAGAGATACAGAATGAAAATTTTGTATTCCTGTTAGAAAATTTTGCAGGGCAGGCAGAGCCGCCAAGAAAAATTACAGGACAACTTTGGTTTGACAGTGGTAATAGTAAATTAAAATTCTATGATGGAACTAAATGGAGAACAACAGGTGGTGCTGAAGTAAGCAGCACTATACCAACAGGGTTAAAAGAAGGTGACTTTTGGTGGGATACATCAAATGAACAGCTTTACACATATAATGGCGGAGATTTTGTACTTATAGGACCCCAAAGTGCAGGATCGGGTCAAACTCAGATTGTAAGCCGTACTGTTAGAGACGACACAGGTAATAGTAGAAATATTATTACTGCTGTTGTAAACGACGAAACAGTTTTAACATTTAGTAACCAACTATTTACAATTAGTTCTAACGATATTGATAGTGCTATTGAAGGGTTTGATACTATTAGACCAGGTATAACTCTTAAAAATACAATTAATAGTACAGGCGGCGTGACATCAGGTTCTGGAGCAGCAGGATATAGAATTTGGGGCACAGCGTCTAATGCAGAAAAATTAGGCGGTGTAGCTTCATCTAATTATGTACTAGCAGCTAATCCTAGCTTTAGTGGTGTAGCAACATTCGGAGAGGATGGATTATCTTTAGCAGGCGGCGATCTAAGTTTAAAAGTTGACGATGGCAGAACAAAATCTATTATTAGTAATGAGAATGGTTCTCAAATAGAATTTAGATCTAAAGACGGATTTGGAAGTATTTTAAATCCTGTAAGATTTTTTCCTAATGCAGTTATTCCTGGTTTTGTTCCTGGAACAGAAGACAATCCGACTGCTACAGTAGCAGCTACAACATTAGGTACAAGCACATACAGATGGCCTAGTATTTTTGCATTAGAATACGAAGGGTTGGGCCAAGTTACAACAGCTTTGTTAAAACCTGGTGCAACTTATGATCCTTTAAACACAATGACAAATGGCGATGCATTATTGCCAAATGCTGGAGTAACACCTAATAGTGTTCCTATTAGAGACAATAACGGAGATATCTTTGCAAGATATTTCCAAGGTGTTGCAACAGAAGCATTTTATGCTGACTTAGCAGAAAAATACACTACTGATGAAGAACACCCAATTGGTACAGTAATGACAGTGTGTGTTCATGATGAGCACGAAGCTTCGGCAGCTAAAAGAGGCGACATTGCAATAGGTGTTATATCAGCTGAGCCTGCATTTTTAATGAATAAAGATTGTGAAGGTCAAGCAATTGGATTAAAAGGCCGTGTTCCTGTGCGTGTAGTAGGAACAGTTAAAAAAGGTCAAGCAGTTTATGTTGATGATAATGGTTGTGCAAGTACAGCTATCAACGGAGGTTGTATGGTAGGTATTGCTCTTCAATCTAATGAACAAGAAGAAGAAAAATTAGTTGAGTGTGTACTTAAGGTATAAATAAAACTAGCATATAATTAGGAACAACAGATGACGGTTAGTAGTGAAACATCTATATCAGCAGCAAATTACAATACATTACAAAGTAGAGTGGAAAGATTACTTGCTGTCGGAACCGGCCAAATCGGATATGGACAAACACCAGTAAGTTTTCCTGTCCGTCCATTAAATCTTAACGAATCGCCACTTCCGGCTGAAATGCGTGTTCGTGCAGAACATATGAATAATCTTTTAACAGATATTAATAGGATAGCTATTCATCAGTTCGGCTCAGAATCAGACTTACAACCTATTGTCCAAGGAGAATTTGTAAAAGCAGACGGTACAAGTGTAAATGACAAGGATGGTTTTAATAATTACATTAATGAAGTAGATCGGTTAGAAGATGATCCAAGCAGAGTTGACGGTACTCAACTTACTATTGAAACAGTAGATTCAGATTCTAGATTTGCTGCATGGAATGGTCAGCTATCTCATAGTTTTACATTAACGTTTACAGATGACGATCATAGACGTGCATTTTTCAATGCAGGTGGACAGGTTTGGATTAGTGCTCAGATTGAAGGCACAACAAATACTAAAGGTGATGATTGGAAAACTATGCTTAATAATATGGGCACAGTTTATTTTAAATCCACAACAGCTCAAAGATCACCAGATAGTAGTGGCGGAACTTTGTTTCCAGATGGTGATGCATTTGGTAATTTTACACTTACGGAAAGTTTACAAACACTATTTTTAAGAGAAGGCCAGTCAGCAGAATATGCTGAAAATAGATATTACATTTATGCCAAAGAAATTAGTAATAGAGCAATTCAATTTACAATACAGTTTCAAGATCAAGATCTAGGTGATCCCAATGTTGACGAACAGGTCGACGGAACTGTGGTAAGTATTGTTAGATTGCGTAGACCTACAGGAGACTATGTTTCAGTTGCGGCGCCTAGTTATTCTAAGCAATCAAGTCTATCACTAGGAGATTAATGTATGGCCATCTTAACTGGCGATAATATTGAAGCAACCCATTACACGGCAGCACTCGGACGAGTACAGGCTGTTCTAGGTAACGGTTCTGGACAAAATGGGTATGGTCAGGAAATGGCATGTTCACAAGCAGACTTTAATGTTAGTGCTAATGACGAACTTATAGATCACAGCCATTGGAATAGACTTACAACAGATATTAATACCTGTAGAGAACACCAGTCTAATACAAATCCATTAAACTTTAATGCTGCAACAGGCGATGTTGTAGGTGACACTTATACATATGACAGCATATCAAGATATGCCTCAGTTGCAACAATACTAGTTTTATACCCTGGATCTGGAATATCGTCAGTATCAATGACAATTGCATCTCCTGATTCAGGATCTTCTACAGCAACGGCCACTATAAATTTAACAGGTAATGTTGCTACAAGTGTTACTATAACAAACGTCGGCGGCGGATATCTAACAACTCCTACATACACACTGTCAGGCGTATGGCAAGAAGAACCAATTTTTAGAATTATCTTAGGAACACCTAATAATATTGTAGGTAACAATCAAGATAATAATAACAGTATTATAGGAATATATAATGAAATTACTAATGCTGAAACTTCTGCAGATGCAGTAGCTACTGGACAATTTACTGTCACAAGTGATAGAAGTTTTACTAACAGCACAAGATTTAGTCCATGGGGCGGCGACGGTGATCCTGATGACGTTATATTTTGTGAATTAGACGTTGTTTTTCCAGGAGGATATAATACTGTAGATGCTAGTGGTGCTACAATACAGGCTACAGGCGATGACCATCGTAGACACTTTTTTAATTCAGGCGGCGAATGCAGACTAAGTTTTACAAGCACAGATAATAATGACAAAGATTCTAACTGGAATTCAATGTTTAATAGTGTTGGCACTGTAATTTTTGGAAAGAATAGTACAACAGTTACAGGCTCCGGTCTAGCAAGAGACGGTGCAACAGACGTAGATGGAAATGGTAGCATAGACAGTGCAGTAGGAAACTACCAACTTACTACCGGATATCAAACAATCTTTAGAAAATATGGATCTAGCGTCTATTCGGCAAACTATGTAGAAGTACAAGTAAAACGTGTTAATCAGGATATTGTCCGATTTATAGTTTACTTTAATGACTTTGCAGAAGGTAATCCTAACTTTGACGAACGTGTGCTTATAGATGGCGGAACACAGAGTGCAGGAATAGATTTAAAACGAGCAACTAACGCAACCGGCGTTACAGTTCCTGAACCAACTCCGTTAGTGACAACTGAATTCCAAAATACCTAATCAACTCTTGACAAACAAGTAAACTTAGTATATAATTAAGTATATACTTGGAGGTTTCTTATGGATCAACGACTAGAAAAAGCACTTGAATTTTCTAAATACATGACCACATTAAATAATCAAAAACGCTTAATACAAGAGCAGTTTTTAGAAACATGTGTGCATTACTTAAACGGCGGCAAATTTAGTGTTAATAGAGAGTTAATTACATTTTGTCATACTCTACTACAAAGCAAACAGTCTAGTGCAGTACTAATAGATGACAATGAAACTCCTGTTAATGTAGAAGATTTACAAACATTTACAGATGAAATTTTAGATATCTATTTTAGAGCGTCTTACGAATATCTTGACAAATATAATGAGATTAAGAAAAATAGAACAATTGAAGGTCTAGTTAATATATGAGTAAAGGCGTAGTTCTTTTTGCGCAAAATAATCATACAATAGACTATGTGAAACAAGCAGTTTTTTGTGCAAAAAAAATTAAAAAACATTTAAACTTGCCTGTTGCTATTGCAACAGATAATGTCTCTTGGTTATTAGAAAACTATCCTTACTATACAAACTATATAGATCATATAATAGAGCTAGAATGGAAAGAATGTAAACAGAAAAGAATCTTTCATGACGGGACTATGAGTAATAGAGATCTAGAATGGCGTAATCATGAAAGAGGGTCCATCTATGACATAACACCGTTTGATGAAACAATAGTTATGGATACGGATTTTATTATAGGTAATGATATCTTCCTTAATGCTTTTTTAACTGATCAAGATTTTTTAATTCATCGTTATATTACTGATTTAAATTTAGAAAGACCTGATGAGCATAGATTTAATAAAATTAGTGATAGAAGTATTGATATGTATTGGGCTACAGTTTTTTATTTTAAAAAAACAGAACGCACTAAAATATTTTTTGATCTAGTAAACCATATTAAAGAAAATTGGTTGTACTACAGATTAGTTTATCAAATTCCCGAAGTTACATATCGTAATGACTTCAGTTTTAGTATTGCTATACATTTAATGAACGGGCATCAAAGAACATCTTGGCCGCATCCTATGCCAGGAAAATTATGGTTTACTACTGATGTAGATGTTTTAGTAAAAATGGAAGAAGAAAGATATCTATTTTTATTAGATAAAAAAGATTGGAAGGGTCATTATGACGTAAGTTCTATTGAAAATGTTAATATCCATATAATGAATAAGTTTAGCTTAGATCGTGCAATAAACGAGGTGTTAACTAATGAGTAAAGGATTTTGTTTATTAGCACAAAATAATGAAAAAACTGACTACTTAAGACAGGCGTATGCCCTTGCACTTAGTTTACACAAATATAATAAAAATCAAAAGATTAGTTTAATTACTAATGATGTTATGCCAAAAGAATGGCAAGAACCTTTTGATAAAATTATTCCTATCCCCTGGACTGATAGTGCAGAAAACAGTGAATGGAAAATTGAAAATCGTTGGAAGGTATACCATGCTAGTCCTTACGAAGAGACTATTGTTCTTGAAGCGGATATGTTAATAACACATGATATAAGTCATTGGTGGAAAGAATTATCAAAACGTGATTTATTTTTTGTAAGCAATGTAAGAACTTACCGAGATGAATTAGTTACAAGTCGTTATTACAGAAAAACGTTTGATTCAAATAATTTACCAAATCTTTATAGTGCCTTACATTATTTCAAAAAAGGAGACATTGCAAAAGAGTTTTATACTTTACTTGAAATAATAGTTAATAATTGGCAACTATTTTATACTGAATATGCAAAAGAGAATTATCAAAAATGGTGTAGTATTGATCTTTGTGCTGCTATCGCTAGTAAAATTTTAGATAATGAAAAAGACATAACAGACCCAAATAGTTTTATAACATTTACTCATATGAAACCTCATGTACAAAGGTGGAAAAATATTCCAGAAAACTGGACCACTGTTATAGGAAAGTATTACAGAAATGATGGAAACTTAATCTTAGGTAATTATTTACAAACTAGAGTTTTGCATTATGTTGAAGATGCATTCTTAACAGACGAAATTATAGAGAAATTAAAAAATGAATCAAAAGTTTTATCTTAATTTTAGAGAAGATACAGGACAAGTTTGGAAATTAACAAATATTCTCGATTCGTCTTCACCTTACATGGAGATAGACAAAGAAACTATGATAGAATTTGCAGAAGAAAGAAAGCGTCTTGACGATTATATTGTAATTCCTTCTGCTACAGGAAAAGGATCGTTTGAATTAAAATTTAAACATTATACTATTGAATCTTTCAATGTTGATAGAAGTATTCATAAATTTCCAAAAGGTCCCATTGACCAAGACCTAGTATTAAATGTAATACAAAACACTAACAAAGGAAAATGGTATATTTCTTTGTCAGAAAATTTAAGATCCTTATTATCAAGTACGTCATATTACAAAAATAAAAATCATATGTTATTTGTAACTGATCAAGATGACCCTAATATATTGCTTGATACATTACAAGTAAGTTTTAATGATATTTTAAATCAAGATCGTACTGAAGTTAAAAATACAAATAAAAAGATTGCTCAACGCAATGATGTGAGTGTATACTGTGGAAAAGTATTTGATAATTATAGCCATATAGTGGAGTCTTAAATGAGTTCTAAAATTAAAGTTATAGATCAGGATATTATTTTCTTGAGCTACGACGAACCAAATGCAGAAAAGAATTATGCAGATTTGTGTAGCAAAGTACCTTGGGCAAAACGTGTTCACGGAGTACATGGATCAGATGCTGCACACAAGGCTTGTGCGGATCTAAGTGAAACAGAATACTTTGTTACTGTAGATGCAGACAATATTGTAGATCAAGAATTTCTTAATCAAGAAGTAGATATTGAAGAACTAGGTGTAACACCAGATCACGTTTTTAGCTGGTGTGGCAAAGTACATGTTAATGGATTAATGTACGGCAATGGTGGTTTAAAGATGTGGACACGTAAGTTTGTACACAACATGAAAACACACGAACACAGTGAAGAAGGAGACGAGCGTGGCAAAGTTGAATTCTGCTTCGACAACAACTATTACCAGTTTAACGAGAACTATAGTGTTTCTTACACTAATGCGACACCTTGGCAGGCTTGGCGGGCGGGTTTTCGCGAAGGTGTTAAGATGAGTTTAGATCAGGGCGCCAAAGTAGATGACTTACGAAAAGTATGGTGGCAAAATTATGATAGACTGCTTATATGGAGTCAAGTAGGTGCAGATGTAGAAAATGGTATATGGAGTATACTAGGTGCCCGTCAAGGATGCTATATGACAAACTGTACAGATTGGGATTATGCTAATGTACGAGACTTTCAATGGTTAAACAACTTTTGGGAAAGTGATGTAAAAGATTTAAATCCGGAAGAAGAAGCAGAGCGGTTGGGCTTAGAAATACTTAAAGGTACAGGAGTTGATATTTCTACTAAGCCGTTAGATGCAGAGCAAAGTAAATTTTTTAAAAGCGTTTATCAAAACAGTGCTAGAATATTAAGGAGGGCGAAATGAATGAAAGTATAAACAAATGGAAAGCAACTATTGATAATTTCTTTGGTTGGGTTAAAAAGACAGAACTTGTAGAGTTAGAAGATATTGACGTTACTGAAGATCCGGTACGCCCTGAACTTGATGTAGAATGGCGTACAAGTTGCGGACGTAAAATTTATGGACTCAAATACGAAAATGAAATAGAAGGTATTGTTTGTGTAGCATATACAAACGATATTCCTATTAGTGTAAAAGAACTTGATTTAATGAGTCAGAATGCATTTTATAAGAAAGATGCAGACACAGCAATAGCTTATACTATTTGGAGCCGTAAACGGGGCGCAGGAAAAGAATTAATAGGCAAACTTGCAGAACACATACGCACTAAGCCTGAGATAACACAACTACTAACATTATCTCCCTTAACACCTATGGCAACACATTTTCATATTCGTAATGGTGCAAAGCAGATTGCAATTAATAGCACAACACAGAATTTTAAATATCCCTTATGAGTAACGAACAGCGTATAAAAATTCTTGAAGAGAAGCGTGAAAAAATTAACAATGTTAGTTGTTCATTCTGCACGGCTAAATGGTTGCAGACTACATTAATGCTTCAAAACGGTTATAATCACAGTTGTCATCATCCAGCACCTCATAAGATTCCTTTAAAAGAAATAGAAGCAGATCCTGCTGCATTGCACAATAGTCAATATAAAAAAGAACAAAGACTAAAAATGTTAACAGGAGAACGTCCTAGCGAATGTAGTTACTGTTGGAAGATTGAAGACTTAGGTAAAGACTATTTTAGTGATCGTCACTATAAAACAGCAGATACATGGGCCTGGGATAGATTTGAAGAAATTGCAGAAAGTGATCCGGGAGAAAATGTATATCCAAGTTATTTAGAAGTTAGTTTTTCAAATGCTTGTAATTTTGCATGTGCATATTGTTCACCTGAAATTAGTAGTAAGTGGATGGAAGATGTAAAACAACACGGACCGTATCCTACGAAGCATGGCGCTCATAACTTAGATTATTTAGAAAAATCAGGCAAAATGCCTTACTTAAATCGTGATCATAATCCTTATGTAGAAGCCTTTTGGAAATGGTTTCCTAATGCACTTCCTTATCTAAAAGTACTTCGCATTACGGGCGGCGAGCCTACGATGGCAAAAGATACTTGGAAATTATTAGATTATCTTATTGAAAATCCTCGTCAAGGACTTGACGTTGCAATTAATACAAATGGTTGTGTTGAAGATAAACTTATAGATAAATTGATTGAGAAAATTAATGCTCTTGCAGAAGTAAATGTAAAAGTAGATGTATATACAAGTTTAGAAAGCACAGGCAATCAAGCAGAGTATGCAAGAGATGGACTAAACTATTTTAAATGGATAGGTAATGTAGAACGTATATTAAAAGAAACTAAAAGCACAGTTGCTATAATGACAACAATTAATATTTTAAGTCTAACAACATTTCTTGATTTTATAATGACTGTTATGGATTTACGTAAAATTTATAATACTAGTTTTGAAACAAATAGAGTACCTCTAAGTATTAATATCATGCATTGGCCACCGCATCTACAATGCACATTGTTAGATAAGGATTATAGAATAAGCACCGCTAATACTATAGAAGCAGTTTGTAAAAATTGGTTAAAATATTATACTAAAGAAAAGTACGCTAGAATATATCTAGAAGAATTTGATCAAATACAAAGATTTTGTGATTACTTGCGTACAACAGAGCCAGCAACAGAGCATAGAGCTGACTTTGTGCGATACATATATGCATACGATGAAAGAAGAAACAAAGATTTTGTGGAAACTTTTCCACAATATGCACATTTGTTAGAGGAATGGAATGGCGAAAAAACCTGACGAAACACTACAGCAATATCGTGACAGGGTATTAGACAGCAAAAGTAAAAGTTTTTGCGGAGCAAAGTGGTTTAATGCAACTACTTGGCTAGGGAGTGGCACGACAGCAAGTTGCCATCACCCACCTGCACATAAAATACCAGTTGTAGAAGTACAAGAAGATTATACTGCTATCCATAATACTAAGCATAAAAAAGAAATGCGCCGTATGATGCAAGCAGGTGAGCGTCCTCGTGAGTGTGAATATTGTTGGAAAATGGAAGATATGGGTAAGGATGCCGTAAGTGATAGAACTTTTAAAAGCATCATATACTCAGACGAAGAATTACAACGTGCATATGAAAGAGATCATAATGAAAGTGTCAATCTTAAAACGTTTGAAATTGCTTTTGATAGGACTTGCAATCTTGCTTGCTCATACTGCAATGCCTCCTTCTCAACCACATGGGCCAAAGACATTAAGAAACACGGTGAATACACGAATCTTGTAAGCGACGGTGCAGGTGCGTTCAGACAAGACGGGTCCTGGACACAGCCTTATAAAGATGATGAAGACAATCCCTACATTCAAGCGTTTTGGAAATGGTGGGATAACGGATTGTCAGACAGTTTAGAAGAATTACGTATTACAGGCGGTGAGCCTTTGATGAGCGGAAACACATGGAAACTGTTTGATTGGTTTAATGAACAAGAATCAAACATGCGTTTTGCTATTAACAGCAACCTTATTGCTAAAAAAGATATTGTAGACAAGCTGATTGCTAAAACACAGGGCATGAATCATTTTGAATTGTACACAAGTTGTGAAGCAACAGGCGCACAAGCAGAGTACATTCGCGATGGACTAGTGTATGAACAGTGGCTAACCAACATCAAGCGTATTCTTACTGAAGCAAACACCAAAGGTGTACACATCATGATGACAATTAACAGCCTTTGCTTGTTTAGCATCACAGATTTTCTTGATGAAGTGTACAAACTAAAAGAACTTACACAGAGTAGAACACCTACTGTTAGTTTAAATCTGCTACGTTTTCCAAGTTTTCAATCGCCACTAGCATTACCTAACCATATCAAGGATCATTGTCATGCTAATCTAAGCACTTGGTGGGAAGCAAACAAACACAAAGAAGGATGGCACGAGTTTGAACGTGCAAGTATTGAAAGATTGATTGACTATCTTGTTACTGTAGATGCTCCGCATAGGCGTACAAGCAATCCAGTTACACTTTGGCGTGACTTTAAGACATTTTATGCACAGTATGATGTGCGTAGAAACAAAAGCATTTATGTTTTTCCAAAAATTCTAACAGATTGGGTAGAAAGTATTCCAGATACAGATGCAAGCATTATGGAACTTGCTGAAAAAGAAGGCTGGATACTAAAACCTGACAACAAAAACATAGACGAACCGTTGGCGACATATGACTGATAAGGTTGGACCATATTTTTGCACAGCACCATGGACACATACTTACGTTAGCCCACAGGGCGAGCGTAGGTTATGTTGTGCAAGTCGCGAAGATGCATCCTTCCAAAAGCAGTACATTGACGCAGGCGACAACGATAACGCAGAATTTGCACCAGTAAGCCTAGAAGAACACTGGAACAGCGAATACATGAAAGATATTCGCAAGCGTATCCTTGCAGGAGAGAAGATTTCGCAATGCGATGTATGCAATAATCAAGTACTAAACTTACATACCTATAAAAATTACTTTACCAACACACTTTTCCCACACAAAATTGATGATATAATTGCAAGCACACGAGAAGATGGCTACACAACCATGCAGCCTATAAGCTATGACTATCGTATTAGTAATTTGTGCAACTTCAAATGTCGTATGTGTGGCGAGCAATTAAGCTCAAGTTGGGAAACTGAAAAGATTAAACACAACGTAGTCAACTATGAGCGTGAGAAATGGATGCAACCAGATACACGTAAGAAGATTGCAACGTTTCAAAAGGAAGTTCTTGAAACAGAACTACAAGCAGCAGTTGACAAAGGCATTGTAGAGGAGTTATACTGGGTAGGCGGCGAGCCGCTTATGTATGACATCCACTGGCGTATCATGCAACAGCTAGTAGACGAAGGAAAAAGCCAAGATGTAGTTGTACGCTACAACACAAACTTGAGTAGAACGCACTACAAAGACTACAAACTGTACGAAATGCTGGACAACTTCAAACGTGTTAACATTTGTGCCAGCATAGACGGTGTAGGTGCAGTGGGCGAGTACATTAGAACAGGACTCAAGTGGGACGAATGGCTACAAAACTTCAAAGACGGCATGTTTCTTATTGACAAGTATGGCAATGACGCTATGGTGTTTGATGTAACACTTACAACACCAGGACTTTTTGACTTGAAGCGTATGTTTGACGTAGTTACAGAACTAGATGTAAAGAGCTACTTTAAAATTACCTTTGCATTTGACCCTAGTGTGCTAATGAGTCCTATGTGTTTGCCAAGACACGTATTAGATGAGCAAATACACACGCTGTTAGACTACATCAAGCCTAGAGTTACACACAAAACTCGTGTGTATCAAGAAACGCTAGAAAATATGCTTGAGCGTCCTACGTTTGAAGAAGAATTTATAAACTATGCAGACGGTTGGAGACGAGGTAAGAAGAACATACTGTTCTTAGAAAGAATTAGAACGCAAGATGTTACTTTTAGAGACACACTGAGTGACGCTGGCAAGGAATGGTGGGACAACATTGAGTAAAACATTTTGCCCTTTACCGTGGACACACCTAGCAACACACCCACATGGTAGTGTTACACTTTGTTGTGAAAGTGATATGACTAATCGCAACAGCGAAGCACAGAATTTGCCACGTGAGTTTATCACATTGCACAATACAGAGTACGACTTTGAAAAAATTATGAACTCAGACTTGTTCAAACAAGTGCGTAAAGACATGTTGGAAGGTAAGCAACCTGCACCTTGCTCAAAGTGCTACAAACTAGAAGAGTTAGGCAACGAAAGCAAGCGTACTCGTGACACAAAGTTGCTAGACTTTAGCATAGAAGATGCACAGCGTATTACACAGGCAGACGGCACACTAGATGAAGTAAATTTTGAATTTATTGAACTGCGACTAGGCAACATCTGTAATCTAGCATGTCGGTCATGTAATCCGCAAAGCAGTTCCAAATGGATACGTGATTGGGAAAAACTAAACGAGCGTAAATTTGACACACCGCAGAGTATGTTTGATTGGCCTTTAGACGAACGCTTTTGGGCAAGCCTTGCACAACACTGTAACAACACACGCAAAGTTTATATAAACGGCGGCGAACCTTTACTTGTAGACAAGCACATGCGTTTCTTAGAGTTTTTAATTACTAAAAATTTGGCTAATAAAATTACACTAGTATACAGCACAAATGCAACAATTATAAACAACAAATATATAGATTTGTGGAAAGAGTTTGAGCAAGTTGAGTTTATGGTGTCAATTGATTGCTTAGAAGAACGAAACACATATCTAAGACATCCTGCAAAGTGGGACAGGACTATTGAATCATTTAATTGGTTACACGGTCTAGGACACAAAAGTTATGTTCTACAAACAGTAAGCATTATGAACATTTATTATATCAAAGAATTTTGGGAGTTCTTTAGAAGCAAAGGTGTATATGTTTCGCACAACATGGTGCATCATCCAAACTATTATAGTGCAGCAAATGCACCTCAACATGCCAAACAGGCTGTGCTAGACAAAATTGCTGGTATGCCATTCTATGACAATATAAATAATTTTCTAAGTCAAGAAGCAAACACAGTAGCATTTGAACAGTTCTTAACTGAGAACAAGCGTTTGGATGTTATACGCAATCAGAGCTATGCAGAGACATTTAAGGAATGGCATGATAAACTTATACTACGATAATATAATAGAAGATGTGCCTGCTCCGAATGGTGCTAAAGAACTTGCATTAACTACTGATGCAAGGCGTATTCCATATGTAAAAAATCATACAATTTTTACACCTATTAGTGTAATGAATACATTTTATTTTGTCGTTAGGGCAAATAAAGTACAAGTCAGCTTGTTTACAGAAAAACAAAAAGCAAACAATTTGTTTTATCCAATCGAGCTTGCTGATCAGTCATTTAACTGGGACAGAAGTTGGGTTGATTTAATATCAAAAAGAGCTCGTCGCATGATTAAAAAAAGACAAATGAACTTGCTAATACTTGCTCCAAAGGTAACTGGAAATCATTATATTATTACAAGGCTAAATTCTAGAATACAAGAAATAGTTGATACTGGTATCTCACCAGAAAGTATTACAATTATTATAGGAGAAATTAGAGGCGTATATAAAAACGAGTTTGTTACAAAAAATGTATTTGGAATAGATTATCAACAAATATACACGCAACTTCTATACAAAACAAAATGGAAGCAGTCAGACTTACATTGGATTTTTGGTTATGACACCCGCGGCAAACCTATAAAAAATGTTACTAAAGATAAATTTAATCCTTTAAAATGGAATCCTAAAAATATTTTTAATGTAATATCTAGTGGCAAGGATCATGATATTGCTTTGCTTTTAGAATTACTTTATAAACAAGTTGATCATTATGGAAATTTTGATTTAGATTTAGACGATTACGAAATTAAAGAACTTAATAATAATTATATTGATCCTAGAAAATCTTCTATCGAAAAAATTAGTAAACAAGACTTTTTAAAAAATATCAAACGATATGATAATAAAAATAGAAAAATTATTGATAAAAATTCTTATACTAATACATTAGTTAATATTGTGTGTGATGATAATTTTTTAAATGTTGACACATATTTTAAACAAGAGCTTGCTGCACTAGCTCCGGGGTATAATGTTTGGTCACAAATTGCACAAGGGCATCCGTTTATGGTTATTGGTTCAGTAGACACTATGTCATATTTAAATAATGAAAATTATTACAGTTATAATTCATTATTACCACAAGATTACGATAAAATAACAACACCTACAAAACGTATAGAATTAATAGTTGAAAATATAAAAAAGTTAGCATTTTCAAATGAAGATAAAATGAATGAATTAATTGAAGAATCTAAACCTTTTATGCTTGCGAATCAAAAACGTTTCTTAGAAAAGAAAATGGCAATAAAGTTTTATAACCTTTTCATTGACATGCGTTATGAATGATTGTATAATAAGATATGTATGATATTGTTTTTATAAATGATAATACAATTTATGCTAGTGCTTCTTGGAAAAAATTGAAAGATAAATTTCCAAGAGCAAAAAGTGCGAATTCGTTTTCTGATGCACAACAATTGGCTTTTACAAAAATGTTTTGGGTAGTTTGGCCCGATGTTAATGTTTGTGACGACTTTAAATTTGATTATCGTGCAGATGAATGGAGCCAAGATTATATACACACTTTCTTAAACGGTGAGCATCGAGATGGTATAGTACTTGTACCTAAACGTGCTGAAGTGTCAGAACGAGAACTACGTCATAGGTTCTTTATAAACAAAAAAGAAGTTGACATAGTAGCAAGTTTTCCTCAGCCTTTTCAAATGTTTTATGTAGATACTTGGGAAGAGTATGAGCAAGCTCTTGAGAATAGTTCAACAGAATTGTTTTGGGCAGTGTCGCACAACTTAAAATACGATCAATCATACATAAACAACTTTTATTTTAGTCACCACAACAGTTACGATAGAAAGGAAAATCATGCGTTTGTACATGATGTTGATGGAAGGAAATTATACAACGGCGTTTTCTTATGTTCAAAAAATAAACCCCTCAACAAAAAGCAAATTGACTATAGATTCTTAGTAAATGCAAAACAATGGGATGATGTAGTAAGTGGTCCTAGACAATATGAAATTTGTGTAGTTAATACATATGAAGAATATCTAGACTTTTTAGAAAATGTCGAAACAGAAATGTTTTGGATAATACCACCTCATGTTCATCCTCGTGATGACTTTGCGTTTGAAATGTATTTTAGTCATGATAATGAATATGATAGAAAAATAAATCACGTATTTAAAAACGGTGAATATTATGATGGTGTTGTATTATGCAGCAAACATGCAACTATTAGTGAGCGCGAATTTAAGTATAGATTTATAACTAACAAAAAAGAACACGACATTATAGCTAGTGATGCGCTAGAATATGATAAAATCTATGTTGACGATTATGAACAATTTTGTGAACAAAGAAAGAAAGTTAGCACAGATTTTTTCTATGTAATTCCAAATGATGTTGATGTAGATTGGGATTTTAATTATCACATACCTTACTACGAACGTGACAATATACACGTATTCAAAAACGACAAATATCATGATGGTGTGTTTCTGATACACAAAGATAAACCACTTGCACAGCGTGAGTTTGATTATAGATTCTTTGTAAACAAAAAAGAAATTGATATAACTGTTAGTAAGCCTAAGCCTTATGATATAGTTTTCATATCTTATAACGAATTTAATGCAGATGATAACTATAGTATGCTTACACAACGTTTTCCTAGAGCAAAACGTATACATGGTGTTAAAGGCATTCATCAAGCACATATAGAAGCAGCAAAGTTATGTACAACAAATATGTTTTTTGTTGTAGACGGTGATGCACAAGTGTTGGACGATTTTACATTTGAGCATCAAGTTCCGAAATGGCAACGAGACCAAGTGTTTGTTTGGCGTAGCCGTAATCCTATTAACGATTTAGAATATGGTTATGGTGGTATAAAATTGTTTCCTGTGAAAGAAACAATTAATATGGATATAACAAAGACTGATATGACAACAAGTATTAGTCCAAAATTTAATGCGATGGATAAGGTAAGCAATGTAACAGCATTTGACACAGATGCATTTTCAACTTGGAAAAGTGCATTTAGAGAATGTTGTAAATTAGCAAGTAAAACAATACGAGGACAAGTAGATAATGAAACAGAAGAAAGACTTAGAATTTGGTGCGAGATGGGAAAGGATACATTGTATGGAAAGTATGCTATTCACGGCGCTCGGAGTGGCCGTGACTACGGTTATGATAATCGCTATAAACCAGATAGCCTAAATTTAATTAACAACTTTGAATGGCTTAAGGAGCAGTTTGATGCAGTTAGTTTCTAACATTAAAACTGTTCATATTGAACTAACTGATAAGTGTCAAGCACAATGCCCTATGTGTGCTAGAAATTATCATGGCGGAAAAACAAGACCGTTTATTCGTAATGGTGATATTTCTATAGATCAATTCAAGGAATGGTTTCCAAAAAACTTTATAGCACAATTAGACAATTTTTATAGTTGCGGAAACTACGGTGACCCTGCATTTGCAAGTGATTGTTTAGAAATTTATTCTTATGTTAGAGAATGTAATCCTACTGTACGACTAGCAATTCATACTAATGGCGGTATGCGTAATCCTACATGGTGGAAAAAATTAGCACAATATAATATTGAAGTTATTTTTGCTGTAGACGGATTTAAAGGTAAGCACGAGTTATATCGTAAAAATACAAACTTTGATAAAGTAATTGAAAACTTAAAAGCATTCGTTGATGCAGGAGGTAATGCTCGTGTTGATAGTTTAGTTTTTGCACATAACGAATATGATGTAGATGAACTTGAACAATATCTTTTAGATATTGGTGTAAAGAGTGTTAATTTTGTAAGCACTACACGATTTTATGAAATGACAGAATACGAAGTTCATGATAATCAAGGTAATATAGAATATACAATATCACCGGCACAAACAGATAGGTTTAAACGTACTCCTAACAAAAGTTTAATAAGATTGGTTGATCCTGACATAAGAAATACAGCAATTGAGTCTTCAGTTATAGATCCTAAATGTGTTACTGAACAAGGAATATACGTAGATCCTTATGGTAATATATTTCCTTGCTGTTGGTTAGGTGGAGATTATTTAGAGCAACCTATTCAAGAAAAATTACCTATACACTTTCTTAGAAACCTAAGTGTAGAAAATACTAAGTTAATATTAAAAACAGTAGGAGTACCGAACTGCCATGATGGCGTATTAGACAGTAATGATAATTTATTTGAAAAATTGCCAGAATATTGGCAAGGAAAAAATAAGTGCATGACTTGTGCAAGACAATGTAGTAAATTAGTTTATGATGACAACAACAAATATACC